CCCATTTGTATTCTCGTCAAATGTATTGTTAGTTAATAGGTTGTCCGAAGTAGTTTCGTCTGCCGACAGACTGGTCAGCATCAAACTTAACAGGAGTAACCATATGGTTTTTAATAACATTGTTGTCCTCATCTAATATTCCACGCTTACGATATTCTTGTATAGCTTCATCACCTATCTTACCATTGATAGGGCAAGGGCTTCCAGCCGCTATCATGGATTTAAAAACTCTGGGATCTTGACACAACATAGCAGTCGCACTTATCTTCATGCCTAATTGTGCTAACGCTCGTGATAGTTTTATTCTTTGACAGTTCTTGTCTTCCACATGTACACCACCTGAGATACCAAACCATCCACCTGAGATACCTCCTGATCTTACAACTACACAGATATCAGAGTATGCACCTGATGTACCCATTGATGGTACAGATGGTGGTGATACTGGCATATCTTTGTAGTGTATGTTGGATGTACTGTTAGCCGCATTACACTCGTTAATGTAAGCTAGAACTATAGCAAGGATTACTATAAAGGCTAGGCTGCGCATACATTAATCACCAGCTTCTGCTATGGTGTTACCGTCTATTGCTTCCCATGCTTTTATTTCTTCATACAATGTTTGACCTTCAACATAATTAAAAACCGCTATGTCGCCATTTTCATATTTAACATGTATAGCATTTCCTGATTCGCCTTCTTCTTTTGCTAAGTATTTAACTTCTGTAATCATAATTCTGTGTCCAATGTAAAGATTCTTTGTCCATTTGAAGAGCCGTATCTAACAGGCTCACTAGAGCCATTAACAATTGTGTCTGATGTGGTCATTCCAAATATTAAAGTATTACCTATAACCATCCAATTAACAATGCCAGTAACTGTATTACCATTAGATGGAAAACTATTAATTGCTATATCTCCAACTTTTGTTAAAGTACCTGACCCTTGATATTGTGCAAGAATCCTAGGTTTAACTGCTAATGCAAGGAATGTTTGAACTTGACTACTTTCAACATGTCCAAGTGAACCAGCATTTGCTCTAGCACAATCTATTGTTTGAAAGTATCGTTGACATCTTTGTAAACTATCACCAAACAATTCATGTTGGAAGGGAGCTATGCTGTTAGCATCAAACTCGCCTACTTCCATTTGTAATCCTGTTATAAAAAAATTATTATCTGTGCTATCAGCACAATTAACTTGTCCTACTGCTGAGTTTGCTTGAGCGTACCCAGCCCATGATGTTGCTAATGTACCGCTTGTTGAATTTGAGCCTGCAGCTAAGTAAAATTCTATTTGCATTCCACATGCATTATCATTATTTACTGTACCACCTGTATCTCCTGGAATATTAATAATAACTTCCTGATATGTGTCTGCTGAACTAATAGTGTACGCTTTTGAAATATGCCTGTTACCATCATTTTGATATATATGTACAATATGAGTGCCTGTTTTTGGACTACGTACATGAAATCTTAAAGTAAATGCTTCCGCACTACTTGTCCCATATTTTAATAGTTGTAAATCTTGTGCTTCTACTTTGTATGATAGTAAAACTAAATCTCCTGCTGCTGGAGAAGCATCTGCGGTAGTGCAATCCATTTTTAAAGATTTAGTAAATCCTTTTGCTGTAGGTACAGTTGTGTCTTGTGTTTGTGTCCAAGTACCGAGAGCACTAATAGTTACAGCAAATCTATCTACTGTATAATAACCACTAGTTGTAATACCTGTTGTGCTTGTACCTCTTTGAGCTACCTGCATATCACCATTGATAATTAAAGGGTTTGCATTACGTCTACTTAAGACTACTGTGTTATCTGCTACTGTGCCATGTAATGTTAGTGCCATCTTTCTCTCCTATGGTTTAGGGTTGTCGTCTTTAACTTTCTTAACAGCCGCAAACCAATCACCTGTTTTATCACCTTTGTCTGCTAACATATCTTTATACAATAAATCTAGTTGTTCTGCTAGTTCAGGATATTCAAGTTTTCTCTCATCCTTATATGCTTCTGCATTTAACTTATTCGTTACCGCAGTTTCATCTATAGTAACAACATTTCTAGAAGCGTCATAACAAACGTCTCCATCTATAACAACTACATTTGCATATAAACTTCTTACTGCTTCATCTTTTTTTAATTCCATAATTTATCCTATATCTAAAGTTGCATCTGTTATTTCTAAAATACTAAATCTTTGCCAATAATAAGGTCCTTGTGAACCACCACCAGAATACGATTTCCATCTCCAACCAAACGTAACTGCATCTGTAGTATTAGGCTGTACTGTATATATATGATTTAAGATAGGGTGTCTAACACCTGCACCATTATTATTTACACCCCAATTATCATGGGGTGTTATAGCAGGAGTAGTTACATCAGTTGTTGTACTGCCTATAGTTTTAAAAAAATTTATTCTAGCACCTGCATTAGTAGCAGCTGATGTAAAATTCCACATAGCTTGCCACGTAATATAAAACACACTATCAGCACTTACTGGTGTAATTACTTTGTTCATTGTGCCATTGGTATAATTATTCACATCAGTTGAAGTAGCTGATTGATTGCCAAAAGCAGAATAAACTTTTATTGAATTTGCTTTTAATCTAGTATCAACAGTTACAATAGTTGAGCCATTGCGTTGTATCTCTACCGCACCACTTGTATCAGATGTAAGTTTTAAACCATCACTTGTATCTGCATTAATTTTACATGTCATAATATCACCCATCTTTGTCCACTTGGGACGGTTACGGTTACACCACTAGCGATTGTTATTGGGCCTACACTAAAAGCATTTTTACCTGCTGTGATTGAATAGTTAGCCGCAATATCGTCAGCGTTTTCATAAATCGCACCACCACTAAAGGCAGTTGCGTTCATTTGCATTACATCAGCACCACCGATTCTATAGTCTATTTTATCATCTGTATCAGAAGTTATTGAGGTATCTGCATCGGCATCAAGTATAAGCTCGGTGCCGTTTAAATCTAATTTTGCGTTAGCTGTAATTATACCACTAGCTGTTAATACACCTGTTACGTCAACACCTGTATTGGTTGTTTCAATTTTAGTGCTGTTATTATATCGAAGCCCTACTGGCCCATTAGTGTCAAAGGTTGCTGCGGTTGCTGAACCATCTGACCTTGCAATAATAACAAAATCATTGCCTCGTAAGTTTAATGTGCCTGTTCCAGCATCATCAACGTAACTATTACTTCCATCATGGTATAATTGTAAATCAGAACCAGCACCAAAGATGGCTTTAGCGTTATCTGTGAATATTAAACTGTCTGCACTACTATCCCAAACAACATTCCTAGAAGCAGTATCACCATGCAAAGTAACATCATAACCTTGGTCGTTAGCACCTACGGTAAAAGTTGAATTTAGTTGAACTGCTCCTGCTAAAGTCAGATTACCACTAGCGTCTAATACTGTTGCCTTACTAGCAGGTAGTGTACAAAACACATTCTTAGCTCCTGCAGAAAAGTTGACAGCACTATCACTGTTAGAACTTGATATGACTGTAGTACGAGCAAGAGTTGAACTATCACCTGCTAAGGTACCTAGACCTACTTCAAACTCTGCTCCTAATTGAATACAGTAGTATGTAGTATTACTATTGCCAATACCTGCAGCAAAAGTATCAAACCCAGATACAGCTCCACCTAAAGTGACTGTCCCTGTCCCTGTAGTTGTGGTAGTCTCTTTGACTCTGTCGTTTACAACAAGTGCCATTTAGAACTCCTAAGCTATACGTATAATTGCGTTGGAAGCATCAGCTGCAGGGAATACTATAGTAAAGTCTCCCGCTGTAGATGTCTTATCTCCACCAAAATCTAACACCGCAACTGCTTTGTCACTTTGTGTGTCATTATAAATTAACGCACCACGAGCTGTAACTGTAGCTGTAGAAAATGTTAAATCATTAAAATCTAAAAACGCTGTAGTTCCAGATGATGTAGGAGCTACCGCTGTAAGTGCTGCACCTGCTGCTGTATATCCTGTCCCTGAAACTTCGTTAGAAGTTGTATATGCTGTAGTACCAGCACCTAAAGAAGCTGATGAAGTATATAATGCTAATTTAAAACTATCAGCGTTCGTATTACCACGAGCTACTGTTGTGCTAAATGCATGAATACCATTCAACAACTCAACTTTAAATGAAGTACACATTGCTTGAGAAATTGCCATTTTATATCTCCAAAAGTTTAGTTAATTCTGAATGCCCTGCCTTATGCAGTTTATTCGCTATAGTTGTATGATTAGACTTTATAGCCTGCTTCATATAAAACACTAGAACTTGTCTAATGTTATCTTTGTAAGCTTCTGCTTGTTCTTTCAATAAAGGGTTAGCATCTTTACCTACATAAATTATTTTTGCAAGAGCCAATTCTGCTACTTGCTCAGGTGTCATCCCTCCGTTTGATGTAGTAATTACATCATAGTCAACACCTTGTAATACTTCTGCTTTATTATCCATTTCTTACTGGTATCCTCTCTTGTCCACTTCTATAAGCATCACGTCTATTTTTACCATCACCTAAGTTTTTCAACAACTGCATGACTTCACTATACCTTGCTGTATATTGAGTTACTGTGTCTGGGTCTTCTTTCATAAACGCAGCTGCTTCCAGTAATGCACCATAAAACAACGCAGTATCAAAGTTATCCCCCAACCAAGTATTACCAGCAGTAACAATGCTTTCTGGGTAATAGTAATAATGTAACTCAGCACTATAATTAGCATCTGGTGTAGGTCCTAATAGCATTGTATTATCGTCAAATATACCATAATACTCAGGTTTTCCATAGAACCCTGAATCAGTATCAGGGAACGATTCCCTTACAAAGTTAACATCTTTATTCAAAAGATAAGTGTATTCATTATTAGTGTCTATCACTGCAATACTAAATGTAGATAACCAATCACTAGGTAAAGAAAAATATTTATTACCTGATGACATTGTACCCGTTACGTTCTTACGTAGGTCGGGTAACTGCACAGTGTTATGTATGCGTTGCTCTGCATTTTGAATAAAAGTATTAACATCAGCCGTACTATAGTCATTCTCTGTGTACGATTTAATTGCTGCTACTAACTCAGTATAAGTCATTATGCCATTGGTCCTCTAGCTTTAGTTCCTTTTGTAGCTGCTCCGTTACCACGAGTAACCACACCTTCAGTCTTTACGTTCTTTTCAGGATAACCACCTGTATTAGGTGTAGCAACATTTTCTGGTTGCTTGTAAGTTACCTTAGCTCCTTTTCTATCTTTGTTCATCATTTACTCCTAAGTTGTTGTAATAGTGACTAATCCTATTTGACCATCACTTTCTAAATTATCTACTAATCCCTCTAATTGTAAAGGATTATTGAGTCCTACGGGGTTAAACCCATATTGATAATCTCTTTGTTCTTCTAAGTTTTTATCAGGTCTTGGGTCTCGTATTGCTTGAGGGTCATCTACAGGATACATACCTTGCATGTTCTGTGGATGGTCTGGTTCCCAACACTCTTTACAAACTTTTATATTTGTTTCTGTGGTTCTTATAAATAAGTCTTTTAGTTCCTTTAACTTATATTGAAAGCCACATCTGTCGCACTCGGCAATCGCATATTTTGCTGAAGCATACTTACTCATTTACTTTTTCCTAGGTTTAGTATGACCATAACCTTTCTTTTTTAAGGCTAAGTGTTTAGCCATAGTAGGAGCTTTTACGGCTTTACCTGTTTTTTTGTCATACATCATGTGAGACTTAAAAGCTTTTTTAACAGCTTTCTTTTTAACGTTACCACCTTTTTTCATAAAACCCATTTTGTT